CCCGCCGCAGCCGACGGCAGCGCCGGCGCCCGGGCAGGAACCACCGCCCGGGAAGGGAAAAGAAGGACAAGGAGGCGAAGGGAATGCCTGACAACAAGAAGTTCTGGCAGTTCCGCAACCAGGCGGGAGGCACGGTGGAGCTGCTGCTGTACGGCGACATCTCACAATCCAGCTGGTGGGGGGACGAGGTGACCCCCAAACAGTTTGCCGACGAGCTGGCGGGACTGGGGGCGCTGGACAAGATCGTGGTGCGGATCAACAGCGGCGGCGGGGATGTGTTTGCGGCCCAGACCATCGGGAACCTGCTGGAGCAGCACCCGGCGGAGGTGACGGCCCGGATCGACGGGCTGTGCGCCAGCGCGGCCACCATCGTGGCCTGCCATTGCGGGAGGGTGGTGGCGGCCAACGACAGTACCTACATGGTGCACCCGGTGCGGATCGGCGCCTACGGCTACTACGACGCGGCGGAGCTGGGGCAGTACATCGAGGCCCTGGCGGCCATCAAGGAGAGCATTGTGGGACTGTACGTGAAGAAGACGGGCCGGGACAAGGACGAGGTGACCGCCTGGATGGACGCCACCAGCTGGTGGACGGCGGCCGCGGCCAGGGACAACGGGTTTGTGGACGAGCTGGTGGACGAGGAGGACGCCGTGGTGGAGAACCGGGGCGGGACCCTGTTCGTGAACAGCGTGAGCATGCACATCCCCTTCGACCAGGCCCCGGCTGGGTGGCGGGACAAGTGCCAGAAGCACAGCGACCCGCCGGAGGGAGCGGGACCGACTACCAGACAGAGCAGCCAGGCGGGACAGGCCGCCGGGGGCTTTGTACATCAAAACGGCCATGAAAAGGAGGAAGAAGACATGGCAGACGAGATCAAGACCGCAAACGACCTGCGGGGGGCCTATCCCGCGCTGGTCAACGAGATCGAGGAGGCGGCGGCCAAGGACGCCAGGGAGCAGGAGCGGCAGCGCATTCAGGACATCGAGGAAATGAGCCTGCCCGGCAGCGAGGCCATGACCACCGAGGCCAAGTTCACCAAGCCCATGAGCGCGGCGGACTACGCAAAGGCGGTGGTGAAGAACGCCAAGCAGCAGGGTGCGGCCTATCTGGCGGACGCGGCCAAGGACGCGGCCGACAGCGGCATGAGCGGCGTGGAGGGCGAGCCGGGCGGCGGCGAGAAGCCCGACGAGTTTCTGGACGCGCTGAAGGCCATGGGCAAGAAGCAGCAGTAAGAAAGGAGCGAGGACGATATGAGCATGGATTTGGCGAAGAAGACCTTTTCCACCCAGCCCGACTACCTGATCGCAGGCACCGCGGAGATCGTGACGGCCACCAAGGAGGTGGGCAGCGCGGCCCTGAAGCGGGGCGCCCCGGTGGTGCTGGGCGAGGACGGCAAGCTGGCCGCCGTGAAGGTCAGCGGCAGCGGGACCTATACCGTGGACACCACCGGCCTGTACGGCATTCTGGCGGAGGACGCGGACACCGGAGAGGAGGGCATTGTGTACCTGTCCGGCGAGTTCTTCGCGGACGCGCTGGTGCTGCCCGAGCACGCCACCGTGGCGGACGTGGAAATCCCGCTGCGGAACCTGGGCATTTTCTTGAAGTGAGGAGGACGAGAGCATGGCTAACGAAGTGAATATCTATACCCCCCGATACCTGGCCGAGGTGGTACGGCAGGCGCCCCCGGTGCACACCTTTTTCCGGGACACCTTCTTCACCAACATCAAGACCTTTGCCACCGAGCGGGTGGACATCGACCTGGTGAAGGGCGACCGGCGGATGGCGGCCTTCGTCCACCCAAGGGTGGGCGGCAAGGTGCTGAAGGCCAACGGCTACACCACCGAGAGCTACAAGCCCCCGCTGGTGAACCCCTACGACGTGACCACCGCCGACCAGCTGCTGACCCGGCTGCCCGGGGAGGACCTTTACAGCGGCATGACCCCCGCACAGCGAGCGGCACAGAAGCTGATGGAGGAGTACGCCACCCTGAACGACGCCACCACCCGCCGGGAGGAGTGGATGGCGGTGCAGGCCATCATGACCGGCTCCATCCCCGTGGTGGGCGAGGGCGTGAACGAGGTGATCGACTTCGGCTTCACCAACAAGGTGACGCTCTCCGGCGACAACAAGTGGGGCGGAAGCAAGGCGGACATCCAGGGCAACCTGGGCGACTGGGTGGACAAGGTGCTCCACGGCGGATTTGCCAACGTGGACATGGCCATCCTGGGCAAGACGGCCAAGAAGCACCTGTTCAACGACGCCACCATCCAGAAAATGCTGGACAACCGGCGCATGAACATGGGCGAGCTGGCCCCCAGGGACCTGCCCAACGGCGTGCGCTACCTGGGCCGCCTGACCGACCCCAGCCTGGAGCTTTACAGCTACGGCGAGGTGTACTACGACGACTGGACCGACCCGGACGAGCCGGAGACCAAGCCCCTGGTGCCGGACAACCAGGTGGTGCTGATCAGCTCCCGGCCCAACTACATGCTGGCCTACGGCCTGTGCACCTACATCGACGACGCCAGCCAGATGTGGGTGACGGCGCAGACCAGCCGCCTGCTGCGCAGCTATGTGGAGCACCACCCCGACCGGCGCATGGTGGAGCTGCAGACCCACCCCCTGCCCATTCCAGACAAGGTGGACAGCTGGCTGGTGGCCACGGTCTGCTGAAACTGAACGAGAGAGCCGCGCCCTTTCCAGCCGGGGAGGGCGGCGGCTCTTTCCATACCACGGACAGGAGGCGGTGCGCATGGCGCTGTTTGAGCTGGACCAGGAGTTTGGGATCGGACCGGAGGAGGAATGGAAGCCGCCCACCTTCAAGGACTGCGCGGCGGCGGACATCGACCTTACCTTTTTCCAGGAGAACGAGCACGCGGAATGGCACACAGTGGACGGGAAGAAGGCCCTGATCATCCTGGAGACCGAGCAGCTGAAGGAGCGGTCCGCCCACTGGGAGGCCGGAGCGAAGCAGAACTTCGACACGGGCCTCTACACGAGCCGGATGGTGCTCTATATCCGGGCAGCGGACTACGGACCAAAGCCCAAGGTGGGCAAACACCTGGTGCTGGATAAGGGGACGAAGACGCGGACCTTCAGCATTCTGACCTGCGAGGATCAGGCGGGGGTCTACCGCATGACCATGGAGAGGACGCGGCAATGAAGCAGAGCACCATCACCTACAACAAGGACAACCTGACCATCACCATCGAGGGGATGGACGAGGTGGCCAAGGCTCTGGACGACCTGAAGAAGAAAACGCCGGCGGCGGCCAAGGTGGCCATCAACGCAACGGCCCGGGAGGCCCGGAAGCTGATGATCGCCCAGGCCAAGGCCCGGTACGCGGTGAACGCCAAGGGGGCGCAGCACCTGAAGGACCTGAAGACATCGGGCAAGAAGGGGCACAACGCCACGAACACCAACCTGGAGGCGGTGCTGTTCATCGCAAAGCCCAGGGCGGACCTGGCTTACTTCCAGCACCGGCCCACGCAGAGCTTTTCCGGGCGGGCTGTGCTGCACAACGCACCGGAGTACGTGCAGGCCCGCATTCTAAAATCCTCGTCCATGCGGAAGCTGGGGGCGGAGGACATCGAGGTGCGGGGACGGTCCATCGGACCGGGCAGCAAGGGCTTTCTGGTGGAGTTCAGCAACGGACACGTGGGCATGGTGCAGCGGCAGCTGGGGTACAGCGCCAGCCACCGGACCACGGCCAAGGGACGGCCGCGCTGGACCAACCGCAGCGGACAGGTGGAGAAGCTGATCACCATGGGCGCGCCGTCGGCGGCGGGCATGCACAGCACCGTGTGGCCCATGGTGGCGGAGGACGTGGTGGACTACCTGCTGGAGCGGCTGGAGGAGCAGATCGAGAAGGTGACCGCCCGGGCCAAGGCGAGGAAGGGGTAAGACATGAAGGACTACAAAAGCGCGGTGGAAGCGGCCGGGATCGGCCGGACGCCGCAGCTGTGCCAGGACGCGCTGGTGGAAATGCTGGAGGAGCTGTTCCAGGGCAAGAAGTACACCGGCCAGGAGGGGCGCAAGCCCCTGAAGGTCTACAAGCAGGATCTGCCGGTGCCGGAGAGCGACGACGAGGACGTGGACACGGACGCGGCGGCGGCCCCGTACATCGTGGCGCGGATGTCCGGCGGCACGGTCAAGAACGACGACGGGCCGCAGGAGGTGGAGTTCTCGCTGATCATCTGCGCCTATGACGAAGGGCTGGAGCGGGACGGCTACCAGGACGTGGCCAACATCAAGGAAGACATCATCCAGAGGCTGTGCACAAGGCCGTATTTCGGCGGGTGCTTCACGGTGCTCAAGCCAATCGCATGGGCCATGCAGAACGACGACACCCACCCCTACTACTTCGGCGCGTGCAACCTCGTCTGCACGGCGCCGGCCATGACCCAGGACACAGAATTGGAGGAACTGTTATGAGCAGCAGAAGAACCGAGAAGGAAGCGGAGACCACGGCCCAGGCCGCGGAGAAGACCGCCCAGACAGAGAAGACCGAAGCCAGGAAGCCCAGGGCGCGGGGGGCGCAGGTCTATTGCGGACCCACGGTGCGGGGCGTGGCCAAGCAGTACACGGTGTATGCCGGGGAGCTGCCGGAGGAGCTGACGGCCTTTATCCAGAAGCACCCCGAGGCGGGGGCGCTGGTGGTGCCGGTGGAGCGGTTCGCGGAGACCCGGCGGAAGCTGGAGCAGGCCGGGACGGCGCAGGCCATCCTGTACCGGAAGATAAAGTCCATTTCGTAAGGAGGAAGAGAACGTATGGCTTATAAACACGGCGTATATACCAGCGAGGTAGCCACCAGCCTGGTGGCGCCCATCGAGGGCACGGCGGGCCTGATGGTGGTCGTGGGCACGGCCCCGGTGAACATGCTGGAGGACCCGGCGGGAGCGGTGAACAAGCCCCTGCTGGTGCACAGCTACAAGGAAGCGGTGGAGGCGGTGGGCTATGTGCCAGACTTCGCCAAGTACACCCTGTGCGAGGCCATCAGCGCGGCCTTCAGCGTGGTGAGCGTGGCGCCCATGGTGCTGATCAACGTGCTGGACCCGGCCAAGCACACCACGGCCATTGAGGACACGCCCATTCAGATCAACGACGGCGTGGCCGTGCTGGAGAAGGTGGGGGCGCTGCTGGACAATCTGGTGGTGAAGGCGGACGGGACCACCGACCTGACAGCGGGCGAGGACTACACCACCAGCTGGAACGAGGACGGCACGCTGAACATCGTGGTGCTCCCGGACGGAAAGGGAGACGAGGCCACCAGCCTGACCGTGAGCGGGAGCCAGCTGGACCCCAGCAAGGTGAAGGCGTCCGACATCGTGGGCGGCGTGGACGTGTCCAGCGGGAAGGAGACCGGCCTGGAGGTGGTGCGGCAGGTGTACCCC